ACTGCCAAGATGGCAGCTATCGCGATTTCCGAACTTTGCCGGTTTGGTAGCGAACAGGCCAGGCTTTCCCACACGGACGTTACCGAACTTCTTCCTAATCGGGATGTGACCTTCCTTTCCTCGAAATGCCTTGGTGTTGAGGAAGAGGACGAAGAGGGAAACGAATTCGGCGAATAAGCTCGCCACTCGATCATGCCTACCTGGTCAATCAGGGCTGGGACCATCAAGCCCTGATGACCATGACCGAGGAGGATTTTCTCTTCTGGAGTGACGCCCAACACGAACTGGACCAAATCCGGCAGGAAGCAATCGAACAGGCACAGGACAGGAAGAACTGATGGCTAACGTGTTCGAAATGGTCTTCCGGGCAGTCGACAAGGCAACCGGACCGATCCGCAAAATCCGCAAGGCAACCAAGGGTCTTGAGACCGGAGCGAAAAACTTTGCCGCCCGTATTGCCCCCGGTTTCAAGCAGGTTGGCAAGGGTGTCGGGCGCGTTGCACGCAGCGGCCTCGTGGCAGCCGGTGTACTTACTTCGGTTTATGGCAGTGCAGCGCTAGCCGCTGGTGGCATGACAGATGTCGCCAGTTCATTCGAGCGATATGAAACCATCCTTGTCTCGTCTACCGGCAGCCAAAAGAAGGCTCGGACCGCGATGGGCTGGGTCACAAATTTTGCGGCCACCACACCTTATCAGCTTGACCAGGTCACCGAGGCATTCGTCGGTCTGAAAAACTATGGCATCAACCCGGTCGACGGCACACTCAAGACATTGGGGGACACGTCCGCTGCCATGGGCAAGCCCCTGATGCAATCCATTGAGGCAATTGCTGATGCGGTGACGGGCGAGAATGAACGCTTGAAAGAATTTGGTGTCACCGCAAGCAAGACGGGCGACCAGATCACATACGCCTATACCAACTCGTTGGGAAAGGCGATGACGGCCACTGTCAAGGCTGGAGATCGGGCCGCCATCCAGACCAGGCTTATGGAGATTTTTTCCGAGAAGTTTGGCGGATCAATGGAGCGTCTTTCATCGACCTGGGATGGGATGATGTCCAATCTTGGCGACATGTGGATGAAATTCCAGCTGATGATCATGAATGCCGGGTTGTTCGACTGGATGAAAGGCAAGCTCAAGCTTCTCCTCGACACGATAAACAAGATGGAAGCTGACGGAAGCCTTCAGGAATGGGCCAAGACGATCAGCGAACGCATTCAGGCTGGCCTGAAGGGTATTTGGGAATTCGGGGTCAGGGTCTATACCGTCATGCAATCGGTAAAAACGGCCTTGTCTACCGTTGCGAGCTGGGTCGGGGGCATGGAAAACCTTGCCTATATCCTGGCTGGATTAGCATTTGCACCAACCCTGATATCAACAGCAATCGGCCTTGTACAAATTGCCAATGGCTTGCGTCTGATTGGATTGGCGCTTTTTGCAAACCCGATTGGCATTGCGATTGTCGCCATCGCTGCAGCAATCGCAGGGGCTGCATATCTGATATACAGTTACTGGGATGATATCGAGCCGTATTTCGCGGCACTGTGGGAAGGCGTGAAATCCTCGTTCACCGCAGCATGGGATTTTATCAAGGCGGCATTTGAGTGGCATCCGGTTAGTCTGATCTATGAGAACTGGGGCGGAATATCGGACGCATTTTCTTCTGTTATCGAAGCCGCCCGGTCCGCCCTCGCTTCCCCTTGGGAAACCATCAAGGCATTGTTTGCCTGGAACCCGGTTGCGCTCATCCGGAGCAATTGGGATGGTATCAGCAATATAATGACCCGTGGGATGGAGATCGCCAGTTCGGCGATCAGCGAAACATGGGGCACCATAAAAAACTTGTTCGACTGGAAGCCCTCGACATTGTTACAGGGCAACTGGTCAGACATAGAAGCGTCAATCTCCTCCGGACTTGAAAGCGGCCTGGCCCGTCTTCGCAATCTCTGGCAAGAGGTAAAGGCGCTGTTTGACTGGTCACCCGTTGAAGTCATTCGGGAAAAATTTGGCAAAATCGGCGATGTGATCAGCAATTCACTTGCCAGTGCCGGCACAAAAATCAGTGCTGCATGGGACAGGATCAAGCCTGACTTTTCCGACTGGGAATTGCCGAGCCTATGGGGTGACGACAAGAAACAGGCAAAGCTTGACGTTTCCGATCCAAAGGCGATCGAGCGCGCTGCCCGGCTCACAAAAGAGATTGAGGCAAGTCAGAAGGCAATACAGGGCGAAGCCGCCAATGTTCTTGCCGCAGTCCAGAACATGGTGAACCGCGCCAATGCCATTCTTGCGGCGCAAGACTGGACCCACCATGGCCGCCGCATGATGGACACGCTGGCCGCCGGTATGAAAGCCCGTGCCCAGGTTGTGGTCGACCAGATCAGGGCGACGATGCAACAGGTGCGTGACCACTTGCCTTCATCACCCGCCAAGACAGGACCGCTTTCGGATATTGACCGTCTCAAGTTCGGAGAAACCATTGCGCGGTCGATCCGTCCTGCCCCCATGGTCCGTGCCATGCGGTCGGCGGCGGCGGCAACAAGGGCTGCAGCAAATGACAATCTGGCTGCCGGTCTGAATGCCGGATTTGGAACCGCACCGTCAGGAACCCGCACACGTGACACGATATCGCGCCAGGCATCAGGACCGGCGATGCGCGATTCCGCCAACACCCGTTCCGGTGGTGATCGATCGGGAAAGGGACGCGGCGACATACACATCAATATTCCCAGTGTCACCCTGGGGGGTGAAAACATGAGCGAGAAAGCGTTTGAAGACCTGCTTGAACGCTCTGCCAGGAAGGTTCGCAAGGTTATCGACAATGAAGATGAGCGGATCAGGAGGAAGACTTACTGATGCGAATTTTGCTTGGTGACATCATACTCGGTACAAGCGCGGCCCTGACCGGCCCAACCGATCACGCCTCCGGTTCTGCCACCACGATACCGCAATACCCGGTCAACCGGGGCAAGCCGATCCCCCACGTGGTTGGCGACGAGCTGGACATTCAGGACTTTTCATTTTTCTTCGATGAAACCTTCTGTGACGTGGCAGCCAACAAGGCGAGGCTTGAGGGTGCATTTGCATCAAAGTCCCCACAGGCACTGGTGATTGGCAATGGTAGCCTGTTTCGGGGCAAACGCTTCATTGTCGAAGCGCTGGACATGGCAACACTTCAAACAGACCGGAGCGGAAACCCGGTTCGTATCGAAGGGCACATTTCCCTGCTTGAGGACCCGGTCGCAGGCGGCCTGGGTGGTTTGCTGGACAGGATTACACGTGCCAGGGCCATCGCCCGTGGAAGCCTTGCATCCCTTAATGCTGGTGTGAGGAGGCTGTAATGCCAGTCTCATGGGACGAAGCGTGCGAGCGGTGTGCGGGCGTTGGCAGCAAGGTGAAGAGCATAAAAAGGGGCAGGAAGGGCATGGTGATCACGTATGACCTCAAAACAGATTGTCCAGACTGCGCAGGTACAGGAAAGAAATGAGCAATGCCGACGCTGACGGGTGAATATTTCGAAGTTGAGGCACGGGAAGGCGAACGCTGGGACCTGCTTGCCCATGATTATCTTGGCAGTGTCCGTCACCAGTCGGTTGTCATCGAGGCAAATCGTGAAGCCTTTCTGGAACCGCTCAATGTTCCTCCACTCACAATCCCGCGCGGAACCTTGATCCGCATTCCGGTCATTGAACCGGACCCGGTCAGCGATGCGGATTTGCCGCCCTGGAAACGCTCAAACCCGGATTACTCCGATGCCGATTGACTTCAGTTCCTTTGGCGGTGGAAAGGCGATCCTGATCTATCGGGGTATCGATATCTCATCCGAACTGTCACCCGAAACAACCAGCATCAATTACACAGACAATTGGCATGGTGAGGCAGATGAGATCGATGTCACGGTTCAGGACAAGGACGGTAAATGGAAAGGCCCCTGGTTGCCTGAACATGGTGACACAATGCAGCTCTTCCTGTCAGATAATGGCGTTTCATTTGTTGATTGCGGAACCTTCGAACTGGACGAACCTCACGTAAGGGGATCACGATCAGGCGACACAATGACCATCCGGGGACTTGCTGCCCCCATATCCAAACCGTTGCGGACTGCCAATACGTATGCCTATGAAGACAAGGACCTTCGCGCAATAGTGGACGAAGTGGCCGGGCGTACTGGTCTGTCGATCGAGGGCGAAATCGATGCGCTCTCTTTCAAGCGCATTACCCAACGCCGTGAGCGTGATCTGGAATTCCTGAAACGACTGGCAGAAGATACCGGCCATTATTTTTCCGTTCGTAACACTCGGGCGGTGTTCACCAGCTATGCGTCAATTGATGGCCGGTCACCCACACTTGTGATCGACCTCGAGAACAAGGCACTCGATGCCGGGCCATTGATTGATTACAGTTTCAAAATCCAAAGCCAGGGCACCTACTCGAAAGGAAGCCTGCAATATTCCGATCCGGACAAGAAAGAAGTCACGCGTCACGAAGAGCCGGACCAGCGCGTGAAAACCGGCGACGAGCTGAAGGTGCGTGGCGAGCGGGTTGAAAACAAGGCCAATGCCGAAGCACTGGTAAAAGCACGGTTGCACATGGCGAACCGAAAGCAGAAAACCGGCACCATGACCCTGAAGGGCAATATGCGAGCGTTAGCAGGCAATACGCTTCAGGCAACCGGGTTTGGCGGCTATAGCGACAAATATGTCATTGACAGTTCCGGCCATGCGATCAGCCGCAGTGGCTATACAACATCTGTGGAGTTGAGCCTTGCGAAACAATGATGAATACCGCAACAACCTTGCCTTGAAGAAAGCAATTGTCATCGAGCGTGATCCGGAAAAAATGCGGGTCAAGGCACGCCTCGAGGACGAGGACGCGACAGACAGTTACTGGCTCGACCTGACCGCCAGGTCCTCTTCGTCCACCAAATCCTTCGACATGCCGGATCAGGGCGACGAGATATGGGCGATTGTTGATCCCAAAGGTGAAGAAGGTATCGTCATGGGGAGCCGGTACAATGACAAGGAAACACCCCCGCGCGATACAAATGATGATATGAGTTATGAAGGCCCATGGGGTTCGTTCCACCTCAACAAGGCTTCTGGTGAACTATCCATCACCCTGACCAATCTCAATTTGCAGATCGATACCATCACGATCAATGGTCAACGGGTTGAACACAACGGCAAGAATATCGGCCATGACCATACCCATGGCGGCATTGTGCCGGGTGGCTCGGACACGGATATTCCGAACCCTTAAAAGTCGAAGAGCATGCGGTCGGAACCATCAAAAAAGGCGATGCGGGATCTGCTCGTCATAAACGATGATGCACGGTTTGCGGAAGAATTTTATTCTTCACCTTCTTCATTTCTATTCTCACGTTTGTCAAAAGTCGGCAGTTTAGGAAGCATATCAATCTCTTCTTGGACCAATTGTGCTAAAAACTTAAAATCCGTGGTTTCATAGGCTATACTTAGTGGACTGCTGACCTTCTTGTAGAGTTTCCCAGCTCTTTTAATGAGAGATTTGTAATGCAGCAGATCAATCTCAAGTCTTTCTAGCTCTGTCGCATACCAATCCATAAACTCTCCATCTTCGCGCTT